GTCCTGCCAGCCGGACACAAAGCCGCCCACGCCGTCCGGCTCATAGCTGCGGGTCTGAAAACGGTATTTTTGGGTAAAGCTCTGCATCACGGTGGATGCAGTGAACGCGTTGACCATGTCACATCTTCCTCCAATGATTGATTTCGGATTTATAGCGGGTCTTTCCGTCTGCGGGCAGGCCGTCCGTGCCTGTAGCCATTGTGCCGGACCACCCGGCAAAGGACTGGGACACATACACGCCACCGGCCGGGAGCGCCTTGTCGTATGCGTCGATTTTTTCAGCCAGCGCCACAAAATCAGGCGGCACGCGCATGGGCTGCACCGTCCCGGTGAAGGTCTCGGCGGTCAGATCGCCGTCCCCGGCCTTGTGCACGCCGTCATTGAAGATGGAGCCGCACACAAGGAAATACTGCCCCGGCACTACCCCGGCTGGAACGGTATCCGGCTCAAAGGCGAACTCCCCGGCAATGGGGTCGTCCGCCCGGTCAAAGAAATTGTGCGTCAGTGCGCACAGCTCAGGGACGGTCATTGGATGCCTCCTACTCAAAAGGGGCGATTACTCGCCCGGGGTGATAGTCTGTACAGAGATTCCGTCCAGATACTCAGCGAACAGGGTCACGCCGGTGATGGCGAAGCTCTCAGAGACGGCGGTGGTGTAGTTGCCCTGGGTGTGGAAGCCAATCAGGTTGCTGGCCTCGCCCGCGGTGGTGTACACCAGCCCAGCTTTTGCGTAGTCGCTGTCGGAGGGGTCAACGTAGTACATCACGATGTTGTCCACAGGGGTGGCAATGACCTTGCCCTTTGCGATCTCGCCGTCAGACAGCAGGAAGATGGTGTTGTAGCCCATGAAATCCTTGATGTACTGGAAGCCGTACTGGTTCTGGATGGTGATCGGGGCGGTGCCCAGGTACTCCGCCACGTCCAGGACGTTGGCAAAGCCCACAACGCCGGTGACGGTGCGGTGCATATTCTTGAACTTGTTCTCCACGCTGCCCTTTGCCATGGCCAGAGCCATCTGGAAGGTCTTGGGGGTGCCATTCAGGCTGCCGGTGTTCAGGTACTTGTAGAACTTGTCCGTGACCTTTGCGGTCAGGTCGAACAGGAACTCGTCATCGGTCTTCTGCACGGCCACATCATAGCCATAGTTCTGGATTGCCTCCAGGGAGACGGCCTTGGCGTACTTTTCGATTGTGATCTTGCCGTAGTCCTTCTCCTTGACGGTGTACTGGCTGTAGGGGATCTCCTCGCCCTCTGCTACGGTGCCGCTCTGCAGGGTGCCCTGGGCGTACTTGCTCTTCAGCACGGTGCCGGGCTGCATCCGAATGGGGCGCATGATGCCCATGATCTCCCGCAGGTGCTCCCAGTTGCGCTGGAAGCGTGTCACAAAGTCGATTTCCCGGGGGTTGACGGTGATCTCGGTAGTGGTGATCAGATTGGTCTTTGCTGCCATGTGTTAGTCCTTTCCGCCGCCTGTAAACAGGTCGGCATTTGCAGCAATCGCGGCCTGGCGTTCGCCAGCGTCCTTGATTGCAAAAATTTGGTCTTTGGTCATTTTGGAGCCGGTGTTGGTGGGCGGGGTGTCCACCTTTGCGCCGGTGGTGGTCGTAGTGCCTACGAAGTCGCTCCAATCAGCTTTCAGGCTGTCGGTGTGCTTCTTGGCGTCCTTGACCTCGCCCTTATCATCCAGCTCCAGCTTGTCGATATCCTCGCCAGACAGCCGCACGACCCGATCAGCATACTTGTCCAGCACCCCGGCAGACTTCAGCAACTCCCGGAACTTGGCTTCCTTGGCTGCGTGGGTGTCCTTCTGGGTCTGCTGGGCTTTGTAGTCGGTCAGCGCCTTTTCAGCGGCCTGCTTGCCGCTGCTGGCTGCGTCGCGGTCCTTTTCGGCTTTGGCGAGGGCTGCGTTCTTCTCATCGAGCTGGTTCTGCAAGGTGTCCGTTTCCTCATGCAGCACGTCCAGAATTTTCTTGAGCTTGCCGCTGGTGTCGGTCGTTTCATCTTCCAGAATCGCCCGGAGAGTCTTGCGTTCGAGTGCCATGTGATAGTCCTTTCTGCCCTTTCTCGGGCTGCCATGCTTGGCAATAAGGGTTTATTTGCCGGACGTGCTGCCGGCGTGGTGCCGCTTGTGGGGCTTGAACCCACGGCCCCCGGATTAAAAGTCCGGTGCTCTGCCAGACTGAGCTAAAACGGCATAAAAAAGCGGCTGACGCTGTGCGCCAACCGCTGGATATTAAGTTTTTTAGTCAAATTCGTAATTTTGAAATTTGAGGTTGTTTTTTAACGGGATGAGTGTCACATGAACATGCACGTTTGCTGCGCCAAGAACTTTATCACAAAGTTTCTGAAGTTTGATTCTTGTATCGTCAATTTCAAAGCAAAGCCGTGTATTTGCTTCCTTATCATCCTCAATTTTCAGCTCTCGGATTTCGTTGGAAATTTCAAGTTGCCGAACTTCGCAAATTTTTGCTTTGTTTTGGAGCTTGAGCTGTTCCAAATGCAAGTTTTCGCGCTCGCTTTCCAGCTCTTCGATTCTGCTCATATTTAAGCCTCCTTGTTTGCTTCCTCCACCGCGATCTCTCGCAGCTCGTCAATGTGATCTTCCACTGCCGGGCGGAGGAACGGACGCGGGGTCATGCCCCGGGTAAAGTGCCACTTGCCGTTAAAGTCCTTCCAGACCCACGGCGTGGGCCGTCCGTTGCCTTTCTCGGCAAAGATACCCGTGCCAAGCTCCACGTATACGCTGTAAAACAAATTGCTGCCGATGGTCACGGTCTTTTTTGCAAGGTCTACGGCGTAGGTCAGGCTCTGCTTGAGCGCGCCGCCCACGTAGCCCTCAATGCCCGTACTGTCTGCCGTGCCGGTAGGCACAAGCAGCTGGGCGTAGTCCTGCACTTTCATGCCCCAGATGGTCAGCACCCGCTCTGCCCATGAGTCCAGAGCTTCATGCAGCTGCGGGGTGTTGTCTGTGAATTTGATGTCGTAGTTAAATTTCATGATTATCTCGGTTTGTGATCTGATCCATCAAGATGCGATTCTGTTCCGCTTTGGCCAAAATCTGACCAATTCGGTCACTATATTTTTGCCTTTTTACGTTCACGCTGCATCCGTCCTGTTTCCCAATAGGCGTCTTCCATTCTCTTTGCCAAGTTTTTTGTGTTTTGAGACGCAGGTACGGAGCGCATAACCTCATCAATATAGCTCTTGGCTTCTTTCGGGTTTTTTATTACGGAGCTAAGAGTAGTAACAAGCTCATGGGCATCGGCGTGGTTTATTACTTTTCTTACCGCTTCTTGACGTTCTATTGCATCTTTTGTGACTTGCTTTCCGAAGAATTTTTCTGTTCGTTTAAGCTGATCAATTGATTGGTCAAATGCTTGATTTGCAATTTCTCGAATTTCCTTCGCCTTTGCAACCGTTTCAGGCAGCCCTGTAAGCCTTGACATTCCGTTTCTCAATTTTGCAGAGCTTCCCGAACCTCTTTTACTCACTGTAATGCCTCCTCTCGTATTGAAATGGCTTGATTTTGGTCACGTTCCAGTCAAATTCTGCCAGACACTTGCCGTACCACAAAATACCGCTTGGTTGCAGCACTTGCAGCGCCTTGCGGCAGTGTTTGGCAAAGCACTCTGCTTCGTATTGGTCAGATTGTGTGCCGTGACTTGAAATGCTCACGATGGCGTTTCTAGGCTCTCCGTCAAAACACCAGTCATAGCTTTGCTCACCGCACCAGCAGAGCGTTGGAATAACGTGGATGCCGTGCGCCTGCCAGTATGCAGCCAGCCAGTGCTTTTTGTAGTGCATGAAAAGCTGTACCGCAAGCGGCATATCGCTGTAAAGCGAAAAATCCGGCGAACATACCGCGCCGAACTGCTGCAAAAGTGGGATATACTTGTCCGGGTTGTTCCAGAACCGTTCAAACTGGTAATCGTCCTTGTAAAAATGCACGCCTTTTGTGTCCTTGTCTTTGGCTGTCAGTGCATAATTGACCGGGATCCATTCCAGCTTGTCAATGCGGATGTCCGTTTCTGGCTTGATTTCAGGGATGCCATACTTGCCCACACCCGGAAAAATCATCTTTTCGGTGTTTTCCATCGGCAAGATCACAGTTCATCCCTTCTTTCTTTTTTTGAATCCTTCCATTGTCCTAATAAGGCGTTTGTGTGCTCCATGCGGCTTTGCGCCATTTCCGTAGGAAGGCCGCGCGTGTTTTGGCTTAATGTAACCACACGGCGGCTTAAAATCACGGCAAAAGTTCAAGAAAAAGTCATCGTTGATTACGACAATCCCAAACTTCTTATTTTTCATGCTTTTCGCTCTCCTTTCTCCGTTTTCTCTCTTCCGCCCACCACATTTGCTCTTTTTCTTTGCCGCCCTTGGATTTATACCACTCGGTGTAATCCATGACGGGCGTGGTCTTTTTGACCCGCACCATGATAGGCCTGCCTTTTTCGTCCACCTTGCCGCTGTCCTCGACCACAGGCACGTTGTCAATTTGCCGTGCGTTCTGCCGAGGATACTTGCCCAGCGCAGAGGACAGCACACAGCGGCAGCGGTAGACCATCTCCGGGGCGGCGTTTGGGTCGCCGGGGCGCTGAATCTCGTAACCCATGACCTTGAAAGGCTCGTCAAGCTCTGCCGTCTGCTGATCCAGCAGGCGGTGCATCTCACGGGTGCGGTAGTCGTGGGTGGAGTTCCACCGCTTTTTGACCTCGATGCCCAAAGCCTGGGCGTTTCGCATCTGCTGCAAGGCCCCGGCGTTCTGGGCGCTGGTAAGGGCCGTGATGGCGTTGTTCATGGCCCAGTGGATCTCCGTGTCTGCCATGCCGTTGACGGCCTGCACGGCGATGTCGTGGACGCTCTTGCCCTGCACGATGCCCTGCATGACGTAGCGGTTGAACACCCGGGCGTCATAGGTGCGGTTGCTCTCGCTCTTGATGCGCTTGTTGGGCACCATGCGGGGGTTCTCTTTCAGCAGTAGCTTGACCGCTTCTGTGTTATACAGAGTCAGCCCGAACGTCACGCCTGCGGCCTGTTCCAGCTCGTAAAAAGCCCAGTTTGCGCCAAAGGAAAAGATGTTGTATTGCTCGTCCCGGGCCAGCTTGTAGGCCGTTTCTTGGGCTGCGGTGCAGGTCTGTGTGATGCCGTCCAGCTTGGCGTGCATCAAATCGGACTGAAAAACCTGATTTTGCAGCCAGATGCGGTAATCGTCCTCGGTGATCTCGCCTGCATCCAGCTGCGCCCGCTTGCGCTCGTCCAGCGCTTTGTACTTTGCCAGAAACTCGGTCAGCTGCTCCTGCATCTCCCGGCGGGCAGTGCCGTACACCCGGAGGATACGGCGGCGCAGGCGGTTCAGCTGGCGAGTAGAGATACGGTCACGGTCAGTCATAAGTGCATCACAAGCTTTGCAACGTTAATGATAAACGAGCTTACCCCGCAGCCGAAGAAAAAGCCAAAAACTGCGGCGCAAATATCACGCTTCATCTGTTCCATCTTCGTCCTCCTCGTCCACGGTCTCTCTCGTTGCGCTCTCAGCCATCAGCGCGGCCTTGGCCTGCTCCTTTTGTTCCGGGGTCAGGTTGGGCAGTAGGTCAATGGCCATGTCCTGCCCGATGATGGGCGCCTCAGAAATCACCATGCTGACCTGTTCGGCCGTGTTGGTGATCTTGCTGCGGTTGAATGTCGGCATAGCGTTTTCAAAGCCAGCCAGTGCGCAGATCTGCCGGATGAACGGCTTGACCTGCGCCTCGAAATCGTCCGCGTTCTGGTTCAGCGGTTCATAGGCCGCATCCAGATGGTCGTTGGTGCTGTCCGCGCTGACACAGTGCACATCCAGACCTCCGAAGTCCTCATACACCCGGGTGTGGAGCAGCTCCAAAAGAGCCTGCCGGGCCGTCACAGGAATCTCGGTGGTGTAGGGGGTGATCTTGCCGCCCTCGCTGGTGTCTGCGCCTGCAATGTGGTACAGATTCAGCTTGACAAGGAACTCCTGCAGCTCGTCATCGGTCATGCCGTTGAAGTTCTCGCACAGCCAGTAGATCTGCGAAAAGTCCTGCAGGTCATTGCAGAAGCCGGACATCACCAGATCGGTGTTGTCAATGTAGGCTTTCAGCCCCACAAGGGTGCTCTGGTGCAGGTCGGAACCCCACAGCGGCACAATGGGAAGAGCGCTGTAGTTTTCGCCCTCTACGCTTTCCAGCCCGCCGCCGGGTGTGGTGACGGTCACGCTCTTGTATGCCTGCTTCGGCGTTGTCTCTTGCATCACATTGCCGATTTTGCTTTCCGTGTACTCAGTGAAGCCGTCCAGCTCGTACAGGATATAGTGCATATCTGTGTCCTGGTTCAGCCGCCAGAAGCGCACACCCGCCTGCAAAAGGCTTGTCTTCTCATCGTACAGGGGCGCAAACTCGGTCAACTTGAAAACCACCAAGTGGTCGTTGTTCCAGAATCCGAAGCTTTCGCCGTGGATCAGGGCGAAATATCCGGCCTTCTGGATCTGCTCATCAAAGTTCTGCCCCAGTCTGTCCTTGTCCACGTCCTCGTCTGCAAAGACCACACCGTTGCCGAGGGAGTAGGTCGCCCGCTGCTTGTTAAGCCGCCGGAAAAGATTGCTCTTGACCATATCGGGGTGTGGGGTGTCCTGCTTGGTGTTTTTGGATAGGCGCTTCAGCATCAAAGCGTAAGCCTGCGCAAAGCGTTCAGCCCCCGGGTTTTTCTGGGCATCGTACAGGTCTGCGTCCAGAGCCATCTTGTAGGGCTTGGAAGCGCAGTGCTGCTGCACGAACCGCCGGATGAAATCAGGCTGTTCCCCGGCGGCTTGCGCCTGCTGAAATGTCTGGAATGTGTATACAGTGCTCAAAATCAATCCCTCAGTTTCACAAGGCGCTTTGTGCGCACGAAATAGCGGATAGCGTCCATGCAGTGGTCGTTGACCTTCAGCACGGTGTCGTCTTTATCCGGATCCCAAGCGTACACGCCGAACTCTTCCAGCGTGTGCTTGCAGTCTTTGTAGATCTTCAGCCGCCCGGTCTGCAGCATGGTCTGTACGTCCAGAATGCCGCTCAGAACGTCGTTGTTTGCGGGGGTCTGAGTAAAGCCGTTCTTGCGCAGCTCTGTAATCAGGGGCAGGGCAGAGGGGTCAACGATGATCCTCTCCGGCTTGAGACCATTCAGCCACTCCTTGAGGTCTGTGACGTACTCGCCCACGGTTTTTTGCCGCTTCTGTTCCCGGCCGCTGTAGTAGTACTCCCGGGTGACGATCCAGCAGTCTGCATCTGCCTGCTTCTGGAATAGCAAAAAAACCGTTGCGTTCTGGGTGCCAAAGTCGCACGCCACATAGGCGCTCTTTGGTGACAGCTCCGGCAGCTCATCAACGACGTGCTTCTTGCGGTCGAACATGTCATATACAAGGCCCTCGGCCACCGTCCACAGGCCCAGAATGTAGCGCTGATAGAAAACGCCGCTGTACTGGCTGCGGTATCTGGCCTTGATGTCCTCAGAAAGCGACAGGTTGTCGTCCATCGTGAAATGGAGATACATCATCTTGCGGGAACGGCACTTGCGCACCCATTCCAGATAAAACCAGTGCTGCGGGCTGCCCGGGTTGCAGTTAAACCAGAACTTTGACCCGGTGACAGAGCATCGGGCTGTGGCCTGATTGACGAAGCTCTGCGGCATCAGGGCCACCTCGTCGAAGAATGCCCCGGCAAGGGTGATGCCCTGGATCAGGTCCTGGCTGCTCTCGTCCTTGCCGCCGAAAAAGTAAAACTCGTTGGTTCTGCCGCTCTTGCTGACGGTCATGCAGTTTTCTGCCCGGTGCTCCTTGACGTTGTAGCCACGGGCTGCAAGCTGCTGCTTGAGCGTGCCCATCACGTTGCGCCGGAAGCTGGCGATGGTCTTGCCACACATGGCAAACTGCTGGCCGCTGTAGCAGGTCATGGCCCACTGGACGAAAGAGAAGCTCATGGCAAAGGTCTTGCCCGAGCGGATAGCACCATCGGCAATGATGCCGTTGTAGCCG